AGATGCATTTCGGATTACGCTCTTCTAGTGGACCATAGCAGCTACAATGACCTAATTCTATAAACATGAACTTACCATTTCTGTCTTTAAGGACCGCCGCGCCTTCGCCCGACCACATATCCTGAGCATAACTACAGATAATATACTCGTAGTCTTTTTCGTCTAGATATTGCAAGTCATCGTCATCTATCTTGCTAGGTTCCGTGTCTGGGTCATATGCTTCCTTGCGCTCTACGTTATAGATTTTCATGCTCCTCCTCATACCTTTTAATGAAGTTGTCTATATCTTCCCACACAATACCGTTCGGAACCTCCTGTTTAGTGCGTTTGAAGACTTCGTACTGCCTTAGAATTACCTCACTCAAATATTTCACTTCTCCATACAGTCTTACGATTTTCGCAATACGCCAACTGATATTACTATTCACACACCTCTTTGTTTCGTCGAAATTATACGGGTCAATCAATAAAGATATGGTGCTAGGTTTGGTCGGAGTTACATCCTTCAGTACGCTTTCTAGCGAGCCCTTTTCCAAGATTTCTTGAAGTAGCTTATTTCGTTTTTCGATTGATTCTTGTAGCGACTCAGGCATTATTTCTCCTCCACTAGTTCAGGATTTTTGTGGATATTGCCAACAACCTCTAAGTTTGTTAGTTCAAAGAGAGGTTCAGCCACACCTGCACACTCACCTATGAAACCACCCTCAGAAAACTTGACAACCCAGTATTCAATAGGCTCGCCTGCGTCATCTACGAGAACGTCGCCTTCGTTGATTTTCGTACCGTTTCTGTCTTTTAATCCTGTATCTTGCTCGATAATATACCGCTTGTTGTCTGAGTCTGGTAGCAGCCGTGTATACCACAAGTCAGAGTCATTCTTGTCGTATATCTCGAAGATAAATACATTACCTCGATTGTCTATAGCCACATCTTCTTCGTTAAGATAAGCCTTTTCTAGGTTGTCCCAGACCCTGAACTTAATTTCCCGCATCCCTTAAAAACCCATAATGATTACTTGGTATTTCATTGCCACCAGCTAGGATAAGCAAGTGAACAATGTCTTTTAATTCTCGATTGTCGTGAGCGCTACGAATACATGTCATTGGTTTCTCGTAATGATGGGCATTCTCGTTGATATGCTGCTCGGCGGCTTTGCCAGTAAAGTACATGACTGCGCCATAGTCTTTGCCAGCTTTGTTGTTATCTAGGATTGTCCAGACTGGCATACTAGTGTATCGATTGTCTTGATTGACCAGCTCGTCGCTTAAGGCTTTAATACGCCACAATAAGGCTTCTTCAGCTGGATTTTCTGCTATGATTTTCATTCTATCTCCCTTCCATTTTTAACAAGCTTAAGATATTGTCGGGTTTTTCTACGAAAGACTCGGTTAGCCATCACGTATGCAGCTTTACATCCGTCTTCAAACTTACAGCAGAAGCCTCTAGTTCCCCATATTTTGTAACGCTTGGCTGATTTAATTCTAGTCATTATCGTATTCCTTTTCCTTATTCACACGATTTCGTGTAATTTAATTCAACCTCTCGACCTTAACGTTATCAACACAATGCCAAGGAGACGGGACCATCGTAAATACCTTGCTGCTTGTAACAACCACCTTGATATTCTTATCTTTGGCGGCTTCATTCACCAATTTAATGTATGGCGAATTTGGCGGCAGACAGAATCTACTGATATTTTCTCCTGTTACTACAGTATTTTCTGACGCACGGATTCTGAAATACGTGTTGCCAGTGAATATGCTATTGTTTTGATTGTTATAAACAATTCCAGAAGCTACATTATCAGAAGTTTGCAACCGTACTGAAAACAGCAAGTAAATAGGCACTGCAATCGTTAATGCTGCTAGGATATATTCCAAAAAATTTCTTATTTTAGACATGTCAATCTCCTTGTCTTACCATTTTGTTCAACCGCAGAACTGGTTGGCTATATAAGCTGATGATTTGACGAGAGGCTTCAATCCTTCACACGTTAGCAATAATGCTACTGTAGCGTCGTTTCAGTACTCGTATAGTCACATCTTCACTGCTCAAGTTGCAAAGTCAGCAGTTACTTTTCTAGCTCTAGTTGCGGAACTTCGCGAGCTGCAACGCTAGGCTTAGTTTCAGGCTTTCGAGCCACTTATATAGCCAGTTGACAACACCAATTTGTATATCATTAAGTGAGTTAATTACTTTAAGGTTTGATGTTGCCAGTTGAACAGACGACTCGGGTGGGCAAAATAGTCATCTGTCCAGTTCTACAGTTGAATTGTTAATGTTCTACTGGGTACAAATCGTACCCGTTTACTTACGTTTGCTTATACGACCGCCTTTTTTACCCGCACATTTTTTTACAAAGTGAGGACCGTCAATTAAGTCGCAATCGCATTCAATGTCTTGTGCAAATCCTTTACAACTTCCGTGGCTTGCAAATGTAGCTGAGCCACCTTTTCGTCCAATTTCTGCATAAAAGTTTGGATTGCTTGCTAGATTTTTTGCGGCGGCTTTCTTACCACCAATCGTATTGCCGGCCATACTTTACTCCTTTACTCCAAAATATGTTAACCAATCTTCTCTGTTTTCTTCGATAGATTTTTCAGCTTCTTTCATGGTTGCGTAACGAACTGGTTCGCCGCTATCGCAACCATAGGTTTTTATGTAGTCTAATTTTCCAGCACGGCGGCGGTAACACACAACCCACCCGCCGCTTCCATTCTCAAAGTCTGGCTTAAAGTCCGAGGTTTGGCTCAGTCTGACTTCTGCTAGCCTTCGGTCGCGAGCTTCTTCACATTCTTCTTCAGTGCGATAGACAAGACCCATAGCCATAAGTCTGTTATCCACATCGTCGTCGTTCCAGACTTCCCACTCCACATCTCCATATTCGTTAATGTAGAAGTATTTCTCGGCTATTTTTGGCTTCCAGTGAGCGCTGTCTGTCGGTTCTTTGATTTCCTCGAACCACTCGTCAAAGTTATCTATATCTTGAATTGTGAATTGAGGATCTTGTGGTGTGTCTTCACCTGGTACAGCCACAGTTAGCTCTCTGGTTCCATCAGACATATTAACGATTTCTTCAAAAATGGTACCAGCCTTAATTGTGGGCGTATCTTTTAGAAGCTTGTATTTCATATCTTTATCTCCTTTCCATCTTTGAAACATTTTAGATAACCCATTTTGCCGCCAACGGATTCACAACGAGCTTTAACGTCCATAGCTTGTTTTTCTTCATTAGAACTGATAACAGTTAGAAAAATGATTAGTGCAAATCCACCTATAGTTGATACTATTAAGGCTATTTCATACAACGAGATCATCTTCGATTTCACTTCTTCGCTCCCTTAAAATAGTTCCAATTGCGTGGCATAAATTGCACGACTAGCTAATATCTGATTTATACGATGAATAGTGTGTTCGCTCTCGTTCAGGTCGTTTAATGCACCCTCTTTCATCTCTAGCAAATCTACTGTGTCGACCTCGTCTAATGACTGGTAGTCATCCTCATAGTAAGGCTTTACTTCTTTTTCCATTTCTTTTCCTCTTCTTTCATCCATTCTTTATCCTGCTTAGCTATGTTGTACTCTGAGATAGCTACAAGAATAAGAATAAACATCACAAATAGTATCCAAATTAGTGTGAACATTGTGTTTTCTCAATATCTGTAATAAGTTTCTCTAGCTCGTCATCTGGTACAATACCCTCAAAGATATTCTTTACGAGTTCCTTTGATTTTTCATTGATAATTTTTCCTGATAAATTACCTAAAGCTTCTAGTGTGGCAAGAGTAGCCTCTACATCGTCAGAGTCTATACTGACGAAAGTGTTGGCTTTGTAATGGCCGTTTTCACCAAATATCTTGATATTTACTTCTGCTACTGGTTTTTTCATATATCACTTCTCCTTGTAATGGATGTATTAAATTGTTTTATGGGAAGAAAAGTCTGGCTGTTACTAGATTTTAGATTAAGTAGGAGACTTTATGGCATCTAGTCATTTAACCGCACACTTTACAAATTTCTACGCCAATGGTTCAAACGCAGATCTGGGCACCAGACTATTTAATAATTGTCAGATAGTGCGCTAATCCACTCTTTGACTACCTTCATATCAGACTCTAAGTCATTTATCCATTGATCAGCAGAAGGTATATCTTCTCTGTTGATTATGAGTGAGTCTACAGTATTACTCATGGCTTTATATAACTTCCATAATGCAAGTACTGCTTTCTTTCTTTGAGTTATCATCTAGACGCTCCTTTTCGCTTATAACGCTTACTGCTCTTCTGATATACGACTTCATATGTATATTCAGGGTGGGCTGGTAACCACACCTTTTCTAGGATCTTACGACGCCATTTATAGTCATCAGTTTCTACGCCTTTTGCTTCGCGTAAAGTGAATGATCCGTCTAGATTGTGTATTCTAAAGTCTACTTTGTGACGATATGGGAATGCTGGATTGCCATTTTCGTCATAGACCCAACCTTCTATTCTGTATTGAGTGTCATAGTCTTTTATCTGGCCGAGATTCTTTTCAATTTCTAGCTCGGCGGCTACTTGTGCTTCAAACTTTGAATCGTATATCTTACCATTCATCTCAGTGCGCTTAGCACCATATTTATTAGTCTTACCAAGTCTGCCTATCTCAGTACCACAATTACGACAAGTGAGTCTTCCTCTGGATATCATGAGATGCTTAGATTTACACTCTGGACAAGTAGCTACAGCCTTAATGCTTTCTAAGTCAAACTTCTTGTGAGTTGCTCTTATATACATTACTGCTTGTCCTTTTGTTTACGACGCATACGATTGCGCCAATTGCGAAGACGTTTTATTAGATAGTCTTCACTTTCTAGTCTTTCGTACTCTAGCTTCACTCCAGCTAGTAAACTTTGTTTATCAGCCATTATAGATTCTCCTTATACGCCCCTGTGCGATATGTAGTCCATGCTTTATAGCCTTGAGACCGCCAAACTCGATAAGCAACTCTTACAACTGTTGCGGTGTCGTTTCTGTCATCGTGAGGTTGAAAATGCAGACAGCCAACTTGTAATACGCCATAGCTACCAACACATACTCCGTGGTTCTCAGAGTTGGTAAGATTATGATTAAGAGGATTACAGCTTCTATTCTCAGCCTTAGCGATAGCCAACATTAGACTAACATCCCATCCTGAATATTTTGACAGCTCCCGTCGAACCAATTCGCAGCCCGATACCGCAACTGGTTTTGGTTGCGGCACGGTTGGTTCGACTTTCGGATCTGTCTTTGCAGCGCTTTTATCTATCTCGGAAATAGCTGCAGACTTCCGAGTTATTTTTTTAACTGTAATGTTGCTTGACGGACCTTATTGTCCACTTCCTCTGTCTTATTGATCTGATATTGAATACCCGCGTAAAATGCTATAGCGGCAGTAATCATGATAATTAATAAGATTGATTTAGCTTTTTCAAGCAATTGCTTCCAGTTGATATTGTTCTTCTTTGATTCGTTGATATTTTTTGTATTATTTTTCATTTTATTTCTCCTTTATTGTTCGCTTAGCGACTGAGTTAGTGGGTGGCGGCTTTTCTTAAATTTATAGATACTCACGAGACGCACCCACCGACACAGCCGCTAATAGTTTATTGATGCCCTAATTGTTAAAGATCACTTTCTGACATATTTGCTTTGATTGTTCTAGCTAATCTCCGTCACTCCTATAATTCTCGCTATTGAGTCGGATTGAGCTATATCTTTCAATGCAGCCAGTGTAGTTGTTCTGTCTACAAGAGGTCATCAATTTCAGATTGCCAACCTCTTCAAACAGAAAAACCCGCTGGCTCTCTACTTCCAGCGGGTTTTGCTATACAACAAAAATCGTCCTGACAAACATCAGAACGACTTATAAGAATTTAATTTTCCAATCGTAGGAACTTGGTGAGGTGCGCCTCCCCATAACTACGACTGTCCACCACAACAGTTTTGTCTTGAACCGGCACC